CAAAATTTTCAAATACTTTTCCATATCTAACACCATATGTTTGTTCGTAATATTTTCCTAATTCCTCAATGGTTGAAATTTTTAGCCACCAACCTTGATTGTCAGTGCCTTTATCTTTTAATACAAATGTCCATTTACTCATTATTCACCACCGCCTTTCTCGGTTGGGTGGGCGGCATAAATTACATTCGCTTTGCAATTCAAACATTCATCTCGCAATTCTTCCATTTTGTCTTTGTATAAGCCAAAGCAAAACACTCTGTTATCATCTATGCCACATTCATTTGTTGTTGTATTTGCTTTATAGCAATCTCGGTTTAACGGCTTTCCTCTTAATTCTGCCCTTGTAACCTTTTTCATTTCCCCTCATCTTCCTTTCCCTGTTGGTCTATTAAATCTGCAAATCTGCATTGATATTTCGGTGTGTATTCATATTTGAATAATTTAAAAAATTCTTTTTTTAAATCTTCCCAAGCATTATTCAACCTATCACCACAGCAACCCAAAGTATCTTTTATTTCTTTTGAAGCATTGCATTTATCACAATTCATTTTCTAAATGCCCCTTTCTTCTTTTCAGCTTTCTTTTTTCTGCTTCTAATCTCGGTATTTCCCATTTCCTCATACAAGAATAGGAACAAACAGGGGCTTTTGGATTGTGCTTTGTTTTAATAGTCCAGCGGTGCTCTGGAGCTGGAATAAAATTTTTTTTGCATATAGGGCAAGTGCAATCTAATATTAAATTTCCCATAGCTTAAACCTCTTTAATTCTGATACCGTGAATATATAACATCAATTTTCTTTTTATTATGTAGTCCTTTGTTCTGAATCCTTTTGTATCTTCAACGACTTTCACGCCGTTTTCCTCATATTCAAAATCGGCAATATATGAACATTCGCTTTCAATGACTTTCCCTTTTTTAATTCCGCCCCTTTTGCCTATTGTGTCTGGCTCTCTTTGTGTAGGAATTAAAACATATTTTACCTGTGTTTTTAAGTTCTGGATTGCCCCTGCTTTTTCAAGCAAGGACAATTCCATAAATCTTAAATACTCTTTTTTACTGTCAAATTGTTTTCCGTCAATTTCTATTTTCTTATTGCCGAATTTTGCACCTTTTAACGCTTTAATTTTTCCGTAAGCTCTCATAGATAGCACCTCGCATTAAAACGGTAATTGGTCATCATCAACATAAATAAATTCTTCGTCCTGTGTTGTAGGCGGTGTATTTGTCTTTTCAACAATTCCGCTTTCTTGACCGCTATTATTTGAGTTGTTATTTCTTCCGCAAAAATAATGCTCTTCAATAATTACATCAGTCGTAAAAACTGTTGAGCCGTCATCTTTTGCATATTTGCCCGTCTGTATTCTTCCGACAACGGCAATTTTTAAGCCTTTTGTTAAATACTTTTTCGCAAATTCCGCTGTGTTTCCGAAACATACGCAACGAATAAAATCCGCTTCCTGTTCACCGTCTTTTGTGTATTTGCGATTCACCGCTAAAATATATCTGCATACCGCCATTTCTGATTGTGTATATGATAATTCTGGATCAGCCGTTAAGCGTCCTAATAATGTTACTTTATTGATAAGTCAACACACCTTTCTTTAATTGAATAACGCCCCTGCAATATCTTCATTTTCTGAATTTTCTGCATTTTCAACTGTTGTAGATTCTTCTATTATTTCACCCTCTATAATATCGGGCTTTTCGGTTTCAAAACTTCCGAAATCAATATCCTGTTTTTCCATTTCTGCGGTGTCAGCTTCAAAAGCTTTCTGAAGTTCTATTGACATAATACCCCATTTAGAAATTAACTGTCTTAACATCGTTTTAAGTGCCATTCCGTCAAAATCTGAATACCAATAAGAGCTATACAGCCACGCCGTAGATTTATCATAATTTCCAGCTTCAAAATCTTCAAAAGATACTTTAGGATATTTGCCTGTGGTAGCATTAAGAGAAAAAGCAGCAGAATATTTATCAGCGTGGAACTTCATTTTTTCTTTGCTCCAATATAGAATTTTTCTAAATCCGTTCAAGTGTTCAAACATTGCATAATAGCCGATTGTTTGTCTTGATTCTCTTTCAGCTTCATTCTCAATCAATTTAACCTCAATTTCCTCTGTCAATGGGTCATAATGTACTAACTCACCCTCTTTAATTTCAAGGGCTGTTATTTTCTTATAATAACCGCTTCGGATTGCTAACTGAATATAACCTCTGTAACCTAAAATAAAAGTTGCTACCGTTCTATTATTCTTTCTGTCATTAAACGGCACTAAATAGGCAAGTCCTAAACTCGGAGATAAAGACAAATCAAGCGAATTTGCGAGCAAACCAGCACTAACGACCGTAGGAAAATCGCAATTCTGCAAATCTGGATTCGTTGAAACAGCAGATAAAATATTTGCTGTAAACTTTGAAACTGCCTTTTCACTTCCTAAAGAACTCATAAGGGAAGTTTTAACCCCTGCACCGCCTAAAAACTGACTAAAAGTCTTTTTTTCTTCTCTGTTTGTTAAACTGTTTTTTGTACTCATTTTTTTAAACCTCTTTCATTTTTTTATATTTATATTTTTTTATACTGAATATTGTTTGATTTCAGAAATTCAGCAAGTTTTAACGCTTCTGATTCTGATAAATACGCATTAAAGCCGATCCATTTTCTTTTTACCTCTGCTTCAGCTTCTGGCTTTGGCGGTTGCGGCATACACGGCATTTCTTTTTGTTCTTCTGCCTGTTTTAATGCTTCCGCTTTTTTCGCCTGTATTTCCGCCTGTCTTTGCCCCTCTGCAATAGCCCTGTTAAGATTAAGCGTTATTTTGTATTCCTCTATTGCTTCGTAGCTAAATTCGGATAATTTTGAAAGTGTTTCAAGGTCTGATTTTATCTGTTCAATTCTTTCTGCTATTTCCTTTTTAATAGCTGGTAATTTAACGGAAACATTAAGCCATTTTTCATTGAATATATGACCGATTCCCAACCATTCATAAGGATTAAGCTCTGTATATATTTTTTCTATTTCAGAGTGCTTTTTTTGTCTTTCTGTATTTTCATAATCTTTAACCTGCATATCTATAAGCAATAAAGGCTCGTCAATTATGCTTATAAGGTTATTTATTTTCGCGTTAAATTCTGCAAAAGGTTTTAAATATTCTTTTTCTCTTGAGATTCGCTCATCGTTCAAGGCTTTTTTCAGCTTGTTCAGCGTTGCTCTGTCAGCCTTTGCAATCGGTATATCATTTTCGGTATACACCATTGTTTTATAATGCTCTGCTTTTTCTGTTATTGCTGTTTTTAATTCCTCATAGTTAAATTCTGTTTCTTCGGGTATAGCCCATTTTGTTATTTTTAATTCCATTTTTTAAAATTTCCTTTCTTTTATTCTTTCTTTATAATTCGGGCAATATCAAATTCGGGCATTGTTTATTTTTAACCTTTTCCCAAAATCCGCCCTCTTGTTTCATTAAATAGTCAATATCATCTTGTACCTCTGACCGTTCAAAAGGATAATGCTTGACTTGTAAATACGGAATCCCATTAAATACCGTTTTTAATTGTGCTTTCAGTATGAAAAAATCAACTTCCAAAATTGCGAAACCGTGCAGCACTTGACAGTAATAATTGTCTGGCACTCTGTTATTCCATTTTTCTCTTTGGCTGCTTTTTAATATTTCGGTTGTTTTGATTTCTAAACCGCCTTTTCTGCCTTTATCATCTAATAGCCAACCGTCAGCGGAATAATGCCCCCAGGGGTATTTATCATTGAAAAATATGTTGTTTTCCTCGTAAAACACTTGATATTCTGGAAAATCCAGCTTGAATAATTCCCTTAAATACTGTTCAGCCTGTGAGCCGTATTTTACATAAGGCTTATCGCTTATATCCTCTGGAATTATAAGCCCTGTTTTTTCCTTGAATAATTCAACATTGCTTTTATAAGGATTCAAACCAATAACCGCTGAAGCGTCCGATCCGCCTATTGTGTTTTTTCTCTTTTCAAGCCATTCATCACGGCTTGAACATATAAACATTTTTACATTGCTATTACTCGGCGTATTCGTCATAATATCCAACCTCTTTTGAAGCTTTATATTTTTGATAACCTATGTAAATAAAACCGTATGCAAGAGTTCCTAAACAAATATAAGTCGGTATAAGCGATCCGCCGTCAAGTGCCATAGCTGACAAGAAGAATAAAACCGCCATAGACCAATTAAAAGTATAAACAACCTTATCAATAAATCTTTTCATTTTCTTTTTTTCCTTTCGTTATGTGTTTTGTTTGTATGCTGTTAAATATCTGATAAAATCTTTTATCTCTTATAACAACACCCTCAACGGAATTTCTGATAGTGCCGTCTTGCATAATATGTATTACTCGCATTTTTTACAGCCCTCATTTTTTCCTTTCTTTGTCGTTAGTGTCTTTTTACGACACTTTTTAATTAAAAAAAATTCTGTCCACATCGTCAGCATTAAGCTTATAACGGTCTCTGATTAAGGCAATCTCACCCTGCTTAAATTCTGCTTTATTCCCTGCGGCTGTTGTTCGTTCATTGATTTTATACGAAAAAGCCTGTACGGTCATACCTAAAAATTCAGCAAGCGTTTTATTTGTATCGCCGTGTAAAGCCATAACGCTACGCAACGCTTTTTTGTTCATTTTTTCACCCCACTTTTTTATTTGTGTCTGATAAAGACACTATCATATTATCACTTTTATTTTAATTTGTCAATACTTTTTTTGAAAGTTTTTAAAATATTTTTTAATTTTTCTTGATTTTTAGGAAACAAAGGTGTATAATAAAGAAACAATAAAAGGGGGTGAGTATGTGAATATAGGAATTAAGATCAAGGAAGCAAGGCAAGCAAAAAAATTGACGCAGGAAGAATTAGGGAAAATTTTAGGCGTTCAAAAGTCCGCTATCGCTAAATATGAAAGCGGGCGAGTTGTAAACATTAAAAGAAGCACATTAAAAAAAATATCAGATGTTTTAGACATAAGACCGTCAGAATTGATTTTTGAAGAAGAATACGGATATACTCCCGAAAACCTGGCAGACTTTACAACAGCAATTTTAAAAAATTCAGAATTAAAAAAAATGATAGAAGATTTTATGACATTAGAAAAATCAGAAAAAGAACTTGTTAAAAACCTTATAGAAAAATTAAAAAAAGACTGATAAAAAATATCAGTCTAAAAACATATTTTCAATTAAACGGATTAAAAAACGAATTTGTGAATTATCTAACTTTTCTATATAAGAGTGTAATTTTTGCAGCAGCTCATTATTCATTGAAGCACCAGCCTTTTA